GACTTATTGCGGCTGCTGGTAATCCAGCAAATCCAGGTTTAGCAGTAGAGGCATTAATAACTCTATCAACTGCTGTTGTAGTGTTTGTCGGCAACGTAGCAGGGTCTATTACGAACGTTAATGTGGTAGCATCACTAGTAGTTGCTAATGTACCAATAACGTCAGCATTAAGATCCTCGACTTCACCGTGATATTTCAATCGAAGTCTAGATATTCCACTATCTAATGTACCATAATTAGCGAGTACAGATTCCCATGTAATATTATCATCATAATTTCCATTTGCATATACCTTAGCCAACGTAGAGGCGCCATCTTCATATATTTTTAAAGCATAGTTACTTGGTGTTACAATAACACTTGACTGTGCTTTTAAATCAGCAAAGAACTCAAATGCATCTGGGTCATAATCGATTGAATCTAAATCTGTGTAGGTGTATATATTATTAACAATATTTCTAATTACGTTTTGTCTTGTTACCATTGCCGGTGGATTAATCCAAACAGGAATTTGAAATATCATTGTTGCAATATCAATTTGATCTTCGATGCCAGCAGGTATACCTCTACTTGTCCATTGTAAGTCAGTTAGTTCTACTACTGTAATAGTAGTCCAATCAATTGGATTATCGTTGTGTTGTATCTCCAATGCAGGATTAAACAATACTAGTATTTGTTCCAGCAATTGAAGTTTTTGGTCTGTATTAGAAGTCCAAATATCGACTTGCATATTAAGTATATAAGGAACTGGCATTAATCGTTTTACATTATACTTGTTTCCAACTTCATTAGTGTATGACTGAGTAGCGGCATCAAATTTTCTTTCGTTGACACTTACAGCATCGTGAAAGAATGGCTCTTGTAGTCGTTGTCTGTCTGGTTGTAAACTTTGTACGTGACAGGCAATAAATGGCGCAGAGTTTACTACGTTCTCAGAGTTGCCTTTGAGGATAGTTGCTGCCATTCTTGATACATCACCGTATCTTGCTGGAACTCTGATATAATAATCAGTTACTCCATCGTTCTTTTTCTTTCCAGTTTTAACTGTGTATCCACTGAACATTCTTACGAATTGTAAAATGTATCTTCTAATTTGATTGTCATAGAAATGATTTTGCATATTAATCTACCTTTGGTCTTACTGCTTTTGACAGATTGACTTTTGATGTAATAGAAGTACCGTCATCTAGTACTACTGAGCCACTATTGTTAATAAATTGATGATGTAATGCGTGTCCAACTTCCCAAGCACCATCGTCATCGTTAATTCTGTACCACTTGTTATCTCTATATTGAAATAATCTTGATGGAGTATAGTCACTTCTCAAGAAATATGTATTATCAGCGGGCGAAGAAGGAAATGTTCTTCCATGTGCCACTGTTGCATAATCTATATCGTCTGGATGATCGCCTTGAGTAGCGTATTGTAAATTGTTTGTTCTATAGTCCCAGTATTTTCCAGGAACATTGTCTTGTGCTTCCCTAACTACAGCATCAGTAATTTGAAGTTCTTTATTGTAAGTAGATAAAATGTTTTTCAAATCATCTGCTTCTTCACCAGTACCAAGTATATCTGCGTATTCTTGAGTATCTTGTAATTGTTTACAACGAACTCGCCAAATATGTGGCCACCAACCTGCATCAAATCCATCAGAACTTTTTGTTGCTTCTTGTACAACCCAATACTGATTAACACCGTCTTTTTCAACACCATCATTGCCTTCTAGCATCATATCTTCACGCATATGCGGAAGTTCGATTACATCACCAGTCATTAACTTTCGACCTATCAGATTAACCATTTCATTTAAATGTAGTGTGAACACTTGTTGGTCATTACCTAAGAACATACCGAACTGTGATAATTCAAAATCTTGGTCAGATACAGTATATACGCCTCTTAAGTCGTATAAATCTTTTTCATATTTTCTATCACGGTTTTCTAAGAATAGTAAATCCTGTATTGCAGGGTCCGCGGGATCATAATCAGCCGATGTTTTATCTTGTGATCCTATGTATTTGTGAATAAGAAGCGATGTTCCGCCATGGTCAAAATGTGCTTTGACTGTCTTATCAGTAAATTTGTAATCGTTACCCTTTTTAGGATTCCACATACTAAGTCTTGGCATAACTATTTTTCTCCATAAGTTGACTTCTATCAGTATTTATCATATAATAGTATTATATAATCCAAAAACTATAAATAAACATTTAGGAAGGTATGAATAATGTTAAATCATGATAATCAAGGATACATCTCTATAAAAGAGATAATTTCTCCATTTGCAGTAAGACAGTTTAAGTTGTGGGCAATGAATCCAGACAATATACATCGTGGTAACGCTGTAAATGGGCAATACTACGCAAAACATCGCAAAGGTAGAGAATATAACGTCTGGTGGAGTAAAGAGCCACCTAAAGAGATGTGGCAACCCCTAGTAGATAATTTAAGCAAATATATTAATGCGATGTTCAAGGGCAAAGAATGGGCCATCCATATTGTTGACACTATTACGACAAGACCTGGAAGTCAAAAGATAAGGGCTCATATTGATACTCCTTATAGATTTGAAGATTACGCTCATACAACGAATGATGAAGTATTTGGAGTACAATGTATAATTCCATTAGACAGATTCACAATAGAAAACGGAGCAACGTGTGTTTTACCTGGTTCACACAATGAAAGATTTTATTACAAAGATATTGAAGAAAACCAAGAAGAATATAATGACTTATTAACAACAAAAGGGTTTCAATTCGTTTCTAATCCAGGCGATGCATTGATGTATAATTCAAGAACATTACATAGTACTATGCCAAATAAGAGTGATGAATTTAGAAGTGCAATGCTAATAAATGCACTTGATGTAAACCTACTAGAAAGAATTAGAGAGATAGATGTATCAAACAAAACAGCAAGATTTGATAATAAATCGTAGAAAACTTGACAAAAAGATAAATCTGGCATATAATATGTATAATATTGATATATTACAATACAAATGATGAAAAGAAAAAAGACAACTAGAAAAGCAAAATTTACTGATGAGGCATTTACTGGCTCTGAGCCTGTGTGGACAGATTCGGACAAATGGTCAGCGGAACGGTATTATAGAGAACGTTCTCATACTGCTTATTATTATGGCTACTATTATAAAGCAAAAGATTTTATTCCATGGATAACAGATTGGATGTTATCTAATGGCTACACTAAAGAAGATGTCAAGTCATATAAAGCGGCGCCAGATTGGCGAACAAGAAGTACACTTGGTGGATATGTCAGAGCATTGTCTAAGGGAATGCCAGAAAATCACGAGGGTGTTTCAGAATATATGAAAACAATGATTGGTATTATGAATCCCGAAAAGGGATTAAAAGATGCAAGTGAAGTAGTTAGAAATGATATAGATAGTATTATAGAAATGGGTAAAGAACTCAAAAAAGAACAAATAGAAGAACAAAAAATTAAAGTTACGAAATATAAGCCATCTATTCAAGAACTCTTAGAGAGAAAGTCAATAGAGATGTCGGGCGACATTGATGATTTTGTTTATGATTATGATGGTTCAAAAGAGATGTTGGCAGACTTTAATCCTCAAAGAATGTTATTGATTGCTGAAGCAAAACCCAATCATGCTAAAATTATATCAAAATTATATGAACCAATGTTCAATGAGTTTGATGAACTTCTTAATCCCCCAGATGTTAAGAAAATGAACGAACATGAAAAAGATATGCATAGCCAACTTAAAGAAGGTTATTCTCATATGTCTAAGACTGAAATAAGAAATCATTATAAGATGTATAAAACAATAGGAGATGCATGTGAGAACATTGTATTAAAAGGAAAAGTAACAAGAAAGCCACGTAAGAAAAAGATAATAAGTAAAGAAAAACAAATTAGTAAGTTCAAATATCTAGACCATCACGCAGACACAAAATCAATTAGCGTTCATCCAACCGAATTAATAGGGGCAAATATTGCCGTTGTATACAACTCTAAGACAAGAAAATTAGGAATATATCATGCTAGTAATATTGACCCTAAGGGACTACAAAGAGAAGGAGCAGGGCTAAGTGTCAAGGGTACAACTATTCAAGGTTTTGACCCATTAACAAGTGTGTCTAAGACACTTCGAAAGCCACTTGACCAACTAGCACTATTCAAAAAGGTAGCAAAACGTTCATTACAAAAGGAATTTGATGCTATTAATAGTGTTGAGATTAAAATGAACGGCAGATTTAATGACCACAGTTTGATTATAAAAGTTTTTTGATAAATACTGTTATATAGTTCAAACGATATTTTGAGGGTCATATAATGCCAAAGCAACGCAATAAAATAAGAAATGATGTAATTAAACAAATTAGACTGTTACTAGGTGACGGTATGATTGATATTGAATTAGATCCAGAACATTATGACCTTGCAATTGATATCGCAGTAGATAAAATCAGACAACGTTCTGAAAACGCAGTAGAAGAAGACTTCTACACTATCGAACTTAAAAAAGGTGTTGACCAATATACACTCCCTGCAGAAATAACAGAAGTAAAAAAGATTCATCATAGGTCCTTTGGTCATGGTATTTCTTCTGGTGTTGATATGGACCCATTTGAGTTAGCATATGCGAATTCATATTTCTTTATGAACAATCATGTGGGTGGCATTTCCACTTATGAATTATTCTCTCAGTACCGTGAAACACTAAACAAAGTTGC